GTGCAACACCACCAGTAATAGATGATTGGTTTGGAGAAGTGCCAGAAATTCCATACCCCTATGATGGCGTACCGCAAGAAGAGAAAACAATACATCAAAAGATGTATGAATTATCATCACAAAATCTTAACATTGGAGGTTCGGAGACCCTGACATAAGTGCGTATTTATACCTAGTGTGTTATTATAAATAATAATGTACTGGAGTTGAAACTATCATGTCCCACTACACACTAAGTTGGCACGACCAAAAAAATGAACACCATGAAATTGGTGAATATGCTGAAGACGCATTTGAAGCAGTAAGACACGCAAGAGAGGATGTTCCGTATCTACAGGAACATCCTTTTTCTTTGGAATCAATTAAGGAGATTAAATGAAACAATTAAACTCTGCTGTCCTTAACGTCACTGTTGCGATACTTGATTTTTTGTATCGTAATCGACCATCTCAAAGATTCTGGGTTCTTGAAGTTATCGCACGAGCGCCATACTTTGCGTTCATAAGTGTATTACATTTAAGAGAATCTTTAGGATTAAGAGGTGAAGAACATATATATTTAATGAAAGAACACTTCTATCAGGCCTTAAATGAAACGGAACACTTGGAAGAGATGGAAGCTAGGGAGGGCAATAAATACTGGATTGATAGGTTCCTTGCCAAACATCTTGTTATACTTTATTATTGGATCATGGTTGGGTATTATGTTCTCAATCCTATTAACGCTTATGATATCAACATGAAGATAGAAAAGCATGCATATGAAACTTACATCAAGTATCTTTCATATCATCCAGAGGATAAGAGAATCGCAGAGATAGCAGAAGATGAACTTGAACATGCTAGAGAATTACAACACGCAATGACAATGATTACATTATGACCACTAAAGCAAAAACATTATTAAAGGTAGGAATACCACTCGTGATAGTTATTCAATTGATTTCAATAACTTTTTTATTAGCAAGACTTAACAGAGATAAAGCATTCTCATGTAAAACTGCCAGAGAGTATTTGGTATGCAGACAAGTAGAACTACCATGACAAAGACAGCTTCCTATCACATTTACATTGAAGACAGATGCCTCTTTAAAAATTTAAATGAAGAGGAGTTTGATTTAATTTGGGATAAGATATACAGATCGTATTGGAAAGAGGACTTAACATACTCAGTTTGTTTTGGAGACCACATATCTGATTTAGAGCCATCTTTTTAATCAATATATAGTATATACTTATTACATATATTAGTTTATGTTATCTACAAAATATCGTCTGAGATTGGAATCAATCTGTAAAGACATTGCTTCTGGAACTGAAGTGACCCTAGAAGATATGATATGGGCAAATAAATTAGCAAAGGCTAATACAAGTGCAAGAGGTATGATGAGTCAAGCAAGAAGACTCGCAACTGACCCAGATGGGTCTTGTTTAAAGTATTTGGATATCGGTGATCCAAATTCAAAGAAAAATGGTTTTAATGGTGCGGATGATATAGCAGACTGGTTTAAAAATGATAGATCGGATGATTGGAGGCAAAGAGACTAATGAACGGAAGACTAGACAAGGTTGCAATGACTAACAAACTCATGCAACTTAAAAGAGAAATACATTATAAGTGTGAGATAGGAGAAAAGAATGAAGGGTATTGCAGAGGAGCAAATGACTATCTCAATAGAACCTTTGACGTGTTAGATGAATTTTGGCAATGACTAGAGAGTACGCAAAGAATAGAGAGGAATACTTTCGTGAGTTTCATAGTGTCGTTGCACCAGTGGTTGTGGTAGACGGATATGAATATGAAAGAAAGTATGATGAAGAGATAACTTATTGTAAGCACCCTGATGAATAAATTATTGATACTACCAATGTTCTTTCTGACAATGTGTGGCACTGCACCAGTGACACCACCAGCTGGTGCATTTGAATTAGAAGTTGAAGAAAGTCAATGGAATCATGTTTATGATGCAATTGAATATATTAAGCGAGGACAAAGAGAAAAAAATATGACCCAACCAGAAGACGCTATAAATAGAGCACTTATACAATTTAACAATGGCGGAAATGATACCACCAAGTCGGAAGAGTTGTTACAACTTCCGAGTAACGGAGATAAACCGAGTAGTTGACGGTGACACAATAGATGTTACAATAGACTTAGGATTCGACCTCTACAAAAAAGAAAGAGTTAGGATAGCTGGTGTTGATACGCCTGAAAAAAGGACAAGAGACCTTGAAGAAAAGGCACTCGGTATTGATGCTACAAACTGGATGAAAGACCAATTGGAGGGTGCGATTGATGGAGATGATGAACTCACTATACGAACTGAACTTCAAGGTGGGGTTGGTAAGTATGGTAGGCTGCTTGGTTGGTTATACGTTGGCGATGATGATGTATCGCTCAACGAACAAATGATTGGAGAAGGATATGCGTGGCCATATGATGGTGGCACAAAACAAAAAGACTTTGAAGAATTAAGACAACTTCGGAGAGCTCGTGGAACACTCACTGAATAACGCCTTATGTCCAGAGTGTGATGCACACTGGATAGATGGACAACTATACTGGTCAAATGGAAAGGAGGGTTGCCCTCATGATTTGGCTGGTTTAGTATGTAATCAGATGTTCAAATACAAAAGTGGAGTGGTCAAATGTATCAATCCATGTATGGGTTCTGATAGTGGTCAAACATGGAAACACAGAACAGAACTAAATAACGAAGATAACCCTTAAAATTATGTTACAGAAAATCGTAAATGGAATCGCTATTGCTAGTGGTGTTGTATCTCTCACCGTCGTGGGTACTGTTGGTTATGTATATGTACGGAAGGACGCAATCATCGAGAACGTTAAAGGCAAAGTAATGGAGGCAGTGATGCCTGATATTGGTGGTGGAATTATGAATTCTATTCCCAGTTTCACAGGCCCTGCTGCTCCATTAAATCCACAAGCTGATGCACCAACAAAATCCCCAATGCCTGAAGGCACTGGATTTGGTATTCCTAACTTCTAGATGTGGAACCAATAAATGAGATTGGTGTTCCTAACGTAACCATCCCTCAAGTTAAACAGAGTGATTGGATATATGGAATACCTTTCATTCCAAATAATGACCCACCAGTAACACTACAGATTGGTTTTCCGATTGTAGAAATGCCTGGCTGCGTGAAGATGCATAAAGATAATCAAGACCATGTTACTCGTTTACCTTTTGATAAAGACCTTGTAAATCAAGATGAAAAGGGATCTACAACTTTATGTCCACATGGTGAATATCCAACGTATGATGCGATGGATTATCAACCAGAACAATTATTAATTACAAGAGAAACTCCACCACCAGAAGTTGCTCCACCACCAACACCACCAGAGTTTAAACCTGATGCAATACCAGAGACAGAGCAAGAGGTAGCTTGCCCAGGCCCTGGCCAGTTAAGAGTTGGTGATATTACTCAGTCGGGTGATGAGAGAGTGACTGGTCATGAATTGAGTGCTGATGGTAAAACCTGTGTGACATTATATGAATCCACTACTCCAGTTGAAAAATTTCTACCCTCTACAAATCAGGCCACAAATACACTTGCAATCGCAGTGATAGCCACAGCGGGTGCGACTGCAACACCATTAATATTAAGAATAGTCAAACCTGTAATTAAAAAGATAAGTGATACAGTAAGAAAGAAATTAGGAAAAGGAAAGAAGAAAGAAGAACAGACTTCCGAACAGATTGCGAAGAAATATAAGATGAAGAAATTAATTATTACCGATTGATATTGTTTTTAAACTACTTGCATCACCAGATGGTAAAGGATTAGGAGTGATTGAATGACTGTGATTTGGTAGTGTGCCTGGCGGATTTACTAAGACGACATCGGCACATACGGCAAAGTATGGCGAGTTTTTATGAAACATGATGCCCGCTTTCATTAATTCGCCACAATTTTTAAATCTTGCTATTTCAAAGTCTAATCTTTTGTTTGCAGTGCTTTGAACCATGAGATTAATATTTGCCTGTGCTGCTTCTTTACATTGATCTTGGAGTTTCTTATCTAATGGTTTAGACCAAGTTGCAGAGATACCGAGTGATACTGTACTACTATCTTTCTGTCCTGTACGAACTGGTTTATAATATAAAATTTCGCCTGGGTTGTCTGGCACATCGTCATTATCTGCGTCTACGTTATTGTACACTGGATCCATCCAATAATCTTCATACGGCCTCTTTACGGCAATATTTCCAGTGAGGAAGGGAGTAACGTTCATGGTCGGGCCTTGACACTGTATTCCATTTCCATATGTGTTAGTTATGTATGGCCCCTGTAGCACCTGTATAGCTTGATTCGTAACCGAGCCAGAGGAATTTGCCACAGGATTGGCTGTTGCCGATACACCACCTATGTCACTCGCAAACGTAGGTGTTGTAGAACCAAGTAAACAGATCGAAATCAGTTTGAAAACGTACTGGTTGTGTTTGTGACGCTTTGGATAGTGGTGGTTCTCTGTATTATTGTGTGATTTGAAAGGCCTGGCCCAGAGTAACTTTCTGTAAATTGAAAGGCCTCGCCTGGCGTTGTTAATGTGAAGTTTGGCTTGTTGTTTAAATCCAATCCTGTCCATGTTGAAGTCACTCCATTCAGTGTATTACTATTTCCTGTGGTGGATGGTGAAGAAATAGTATTTCCATCGTGTTGTATATTTGTGCCCGTTATGACATACTGGTAGCCAGTGTCATAGCTCATACTATTTATGGTCTCTGTCACAGTGCTCGTCGTTTCCGTCGTGCTCGTCATCGAGCCTTGAGTGAAATTAGGCACCACAGGAACAGACATCGCAGTCGGGACATTCGCAGTTAGGGCAGACACAACCACAACCATCGCAAGTTTCATCTTGGTGGTTATGAACTTTCTTCCACTGTTGTGCTGCCAAATTATCAAGGAAGTCATTTATCATTGAACGGTGAGCTCGTTTACAAATTGGCCAGTAGCCACAGTGCCTGCGCCGCCAGCGGTTATTGTCATCACACCCGCTGTAGTAATTGTTCCAGCAAGGTCGCCTGCTGTACCAGCTGCTGTAGATACTTGGTCTGAGAAGTTACTTACTTGACCTACTGTTGGTGCAGATTGTGATACTGCATCGCCTTGAATGTAGGTTTGGCTATAGCTGAAACTGGCGCCAGGAACATCCTGTGTTGCAGCAATCGTGCCAGGAGCCATAACACCTGATGTGATAGTACCAGCAGACACTGTGTTAACAGTTGTACCATCTGTTGTATCCACACCATTTCCAGAAACTGAGTAGCTTGAGCCGATTCGCTCAACCTGAGTGGCTGCGGCATTTACTTGTAACTGAATACTACTTGATAATTTATGTGTAATATCAGCCATCACAGGGGAACTAAATCCAGTCAATAATAATATCGGTAAAAATCTTTTCATTGTAATATACAATATTCCTAGTTTTATTTATTACTATTTTAAATTAACTTTAGGTATTGTATCCTATGATACTTGCCATTTATGTAAACATTTGTTAACATAAATAACGGAAGGTGTTTCTTTTAACACATTTCACTCCCGCTAACCAAGACCTATGGGAGGATAAATTACGTCTTCATATCCAGTAGTGAGGGATTGCTGGAAATAAGTTTCGCATCTACCCTTGATGCCCTACTTAAAAACGTCTTACTAATGACAACTTCTAATTTAACACGCAGTAGAGGTGGTCTCCTACAGGGATGGCCAGAGTTCTGCGAATGGGTAACATCAACAAACAACAGAATCTATGTTGGTTGGTTTGGTGTCCTAATGATTCCATGCTTACTCACAGCAGCAGCATGTTTCATCGTTGCATTTATTGCAGCACCTCCTGTCGATATCGACGGAATCAGAGAGCCTGTAGCAGGTTCTTTCATGTATGGTAACAACATCATCTCTGGTGCAGTTGTTCCTTCATCTAATGCTATTGGTCTACACTTCTACCCAATCTGGGAAGCAGCAACAGTAGACGAATGGTTATACAACGGTGGTCCTTACCAGTTGGTAATCTTCCACTTCCTAATCGGTATCTCAGCATACATGGGAAGACAATGGGAATTATCATACAGACTAGGTATGAGACCTTGGATATGTGTAGCATATTCAGCACCAGTATCTGCTGCTTTCGCAGTATTCTTAGTGTATCCTTTCGGACAGGGATCTTTCTCAGACGGAATGCCTTTAGGTATCTCAGGTACGTTCAACTTTATGTTCGTGTTCCAAGCAGAGCACAACATACTAATGCACCCTTTCCATATGGCAGGAGTAGCAGGTATGTTCGGTGGTAGTCTTTTCAGTGCAATGCACGGTAGCTTAGTTACATCTTCATTAATAGAGAAACTACAGAAACAGAAAGTCAAAACTACGGCTATAAGTTCGGACAAGAAGAAGAAACATACAACATTGTAGCTGCACACGGTTACTTTGGTAGATTAATCTTCCAGTATGCTTCATTCAACAACTCAAGAAGTTTACACTTCTTCCTAGCAGTTTTCCCTGTTGTATGTGTATGGTTAACCTCTATGGGTATCTGCACAATGGCATTCAACTTAAATGGTTTCAACTTTAACCAGTCTGTAGTTGATGTTAACGGAAAAATTATCCCAACATGGGGTGATGTTCTAAACAGAGCAAACTTAGGTATGGAAGTTATGCATGAGAGAAATGCACACAACTTCCCATTAGACCTAGCATCTGCTGAGTCTACACAGGTTGCTTTAACAGCACCTACAATCGGTTAATTACTTAACCCATATTAAAACTAGGGGTCGCAAGACCCCTTTTTCATAGGAAAAATTAATGGTAGCATCTACTTTACAAGCACCCACAAGGGGTTGGTTTGATGTACTTGATGACTGGTTAAAGAGAGACCGATTTGTATTCATCGGATGGTCTGGTCTTTTACTTTTACCTTGTGCATATCTTTCAATCGGAGGTTGGTTCGTTGGAACTACTTTCGTTACAAGTTGGTATACACATGGTATTGCATCTTCATATCTTGAAGGAGCAAACTTTTTAACTGCAGCAGTGTCTACACCAGGCGATGCAATGGGTCATAGTCTTATGTTCCTTTGGGGACCAGAGGCACAGGGTTCATTTGTTCGTTGGTGTCAACTCGGAGGTCTTTGGAACTTCGTAGCACTACACGGTGTATTTGGTCTGATTGGCTTTATGCTTCGTCAGTTTGAAATCGCAGGTCTTGTTGGGATACGTCCTTACAATGCTCTTGCTTTCTCAGCAGTTATCGCAGTATTCACAAGTATTTTTCTAATCTATCCATTAGGTCAGCATAGTTGGTTCTTCGCACCATCATTCGGTGTTGCAGCAATCTTCAGATATATTCTATTCATTCAAGGTTTCCACAATATAACTCTTAATCCATTTCATATGATGGGTGTAGCAGGTATATTAGGTGGAGCATTACTCTGTGCCATTCACGGTGCAACTGTGCAGAACACTTTGTATGAAGACACATCACAATACACAGAGGGTAAGATACAATCTACAACCTTCCGTGCATTTGACCCAACACAGGAAGAAGAGACTTATTCAATGATAACAGCAAACCGTTTCTGGTCACAGATATTTGGTATTGCTTTTTCTAACAAAAGATTTTTACACTTCCTTATGTTGTTCGTTCCTGTAATGGGAATGTGGACATCATCAATCGGTATTGTAGGTCTTGCACTTAACCTCAGAGCATACGACTTTGTATCTCAAGAGATAAGAGCAGCAGAAGATCCAGAGTTCGAGACTTTCTATACAAAGAACATTCTTTTAAACGAAGGTATGAGAGCATGGATGTCTTCAGTTGACCAACCACATGAAAACTTTGTGTTCCCAGAAGAGGTACTGCCTCGTGGTAACGCACTATAAATAACATCGTTCGAGATGGATCGAGACCTCCTTTACAGGGGTCTTTTTTTGTGTTAAAATATATCTAAATAGTTTTTTTAAGGATAAGATTATGTCTTGCGGAGACCACGAAAAGATGAATCCTGTTGTACATGCTTTGCATCATGTAAAAGAGTGGGATAAGAAAATGGCAAAAAAATTCCAAGATAAGTTTGGTCTTACAGACTATCAAATGAAATGTATATCGTTCGCTAAAGGATTTATCATCGGTGCTATTCTCCTTTGAAAAAACCTTCGGGGACGGCGTAGACCCTTGGTACGATAAAGCCGAGAGATGGGTAAAGAAGAAATTCAAGAACCCATTTGTACAACACCTTGCATTAGGACTCATTGAATGGTTGAAACAACAGTGGATTGAGGTCAAAGTTGCTAATGCAATGAGAGATATTGACAAACAAACCGAACAAATCAAAAAAATCTGGGAGGAACAAGATGACAGAGAAGAACCGATTGTCGTGGAGAAAGGAGTATTTGGGGATGAAGGCTGGTCTATCGAAATTTCAAACCCGATTGTTGGAGGAGGGCCCACATCAATTGGCACAAGCATGGTTCCTCCAAGCGATGCACAATGAATACAAGAGAATGAAGGGGATTAAAGAGCCTCCTTATCGTGAATCTGGTTATCAAACAACACTCAAAGAGTGGTTCCAAACTTACGAAACCAAATGAATTTCACTGTTTACTCAAAAATGGGCTGTTCCCATTGCACAAAAGTAAAAACTGTGTTAGAATTAGCACACATCAATTTTGTGGTCTACACACTTGATGAAGACTTTAGTAGACAGGAGTTCCAACAAGAGTTTGGATGTGATGCCACGTTTCCTCAAGTCACAGCTGGAGCATCTACCATTGGTGGTGCTGTAGAAACTGTTAAATACTTACAAGACAACAATCTAGTAACATTATGATACATTTGCGTGACGACATTCTTAAGTCACAAATTCGTTATTATGAGGGTTTAATCGCCAAACATAAACAGAATGTCGAAGTTTACCTTACCTATCCTGTAGGTATAGGAGAACACCCAGATATTATGGCAGCAATAGACGGTGAAATAAATGCCGTCGCTCAAGCACATGAGAAAATTGAAGTCATTAATCACTATTTTCTAGGGAGGTAACATGGCAAGACACGGAAACTTAGAACCAGAAGAGGATTGGTTTAGACCAACTCCAAAGGAACATGTCAATGATCTGTGGGAAGATATGGACAGACTTAACGCTCTTTACGAAGAGATGGATTGGCCATCTGATGATGTGTTAGAGTTCACTCCAGACTATGCAAATAACTGTATCATCATAAAAAATAAATCTCAACATGGAAGATAAACTTGATTTAATTCTCCTTAAGATAAAAACTTTAGAGAGAAAGATAGATGAGATAACCAAAACCGTAGAAGCACACCGACTTGAACATGGGTTTGAGAAGATGCAAGACGGAGGTATCAATAGAAATTTTGGTGGAACTCCTCAAGGTATGCCAGGAGGTGGAGGGATGCCAGGAATGGGAGGAATGCCTGGAATGGGTGGCATGGGAATGCCTGGAATGATGTAAAAGCTAACTAGCTTTTTTATCGTTGTTAATCCACTTTCTTAAATTTTTAATATAAGGTAGGGGTAATTTTGGGGTTTCAGTAGATTGATTTATTTTATTAGAATTTTGATTTTTGCTAGATATTTTATTACTGCTAGAAGTTTCCAAGCCATTTGATTCCCACTTTGTTTCTTTAATATTTTCAAAAGTTTTTGATAATTCAAGCTTAATTTGTTCTTGATTTTCTTCATGTACTTCATCAATTAAAGAGATCTGTTCTTGATTTTCTTCTTCACCCTGATTTTGTTTTTGTAGTGAACTATGGATTAATAAATCATTTAATGAATCAATCCCAAATCTATGGACCCACTTAAGAACAACATTATCTTTAAGTAAAGAATTATTTTCTAAAGAAGCTTGTTTAAAAACTTCTATTAAATGATTTTTTAAAAGCATAAAATTTCTAATTTAACTTTCTGTTTAACAGAGGCCTTATAATTATCAAGGAAAAAACTGTTAAAGAAAATAAAATTGAGATACAACTCTTACAAGTTAAATCACCATATGGGGCATGTAAAGCCACTAATTCTAAATCCATAGT